ATGTCTCCGATCTTAAAGTTACGCCCCTCGGGGCGTAAGTCTTTCAAGCTTGCTTCGACCTGAGCGGCAGCAAGTTGCTTTTGAATCGTCCGAGCATGAAGCTCTGGAAACTCCTCCATGCAACAAGCGGCAAAGCTGCGGTAGCCAAGAGCCTTCCAGCCTTTGCGCCGGTCTAGTTCGTAAATCCGAGCGCGGACAGTGTTGATGCCGCGTTTGATGTCGTCTACCGCTTGCCGAGCTTCGTGCTCGTTCATGTCGGGAGCAATAGCAATGGCTTGAGTCATGCGATTAGATCAGGCGTTGCAACCGTAGCACTGAAAAGGTCAACCGTTCAACCGTTAAGCCGTCTCACCTGTCGCACATGAGACAGCCTCAGGACTTGCTCACTTCTTGCCCACTTCCTACCGATGCCTACGCCTCGCTATATAAGCCCTTTTACCCCCCTTTCCCTATTTAATATATATATATATATAAGGTAGGAAGGTAGGATACATAGGAAGATCCCTGCCCCCCCAGTGGATCTGAGGTTGCCTACCCAACCCGCTGAGGTAGGCAATAAACCCACTTTTGTGCCCCAGCGAACACTTGGCGCCTCCGAGTCGCTCCCATGTCTCTCAAGATGGACGCAACCTGCATCTGATCCGCACGAGACTGGCGCTCGACTGGCTTGCCGACAGCTTCAGTCAGGAGTTGTTCAGTTGTGACAGGCTTTGCAGCATTTACCGGCCTATTCAGCCACTCGCGGATTGGAGCCAGCCAGGGCGACTCCACCAGATAGGTGGCGTTCTCGGCCTCCACCTGTTTGGCGGTGTCATGGCTCAGGAAATTCCGCTCTCCGGCCTTGTAGGCGGCCACAGCACCCGCCCAAAGCGCGTCCCGCTGGATCAGCAACTCATCCACCTCAATCATCTGGGGCACGGTCACAGGGACGACCCAGAAGCGACGGTTGCCGGTGTCATCCACCAGGAAGCCGCTCTCACGGTTGGTTGATCCGACGATGATGGATCTGCGGGGAAAGTCTTCTGTGCTCTTGCCGTATGGCACGCGGAAGGTGTCGGTTTGCTGCGATAGGAATGCCTTGACCTGTCCGGCGTGACGCTTGCCGGTGATGTGATCAAGCTCTGCCCATTCCATCAGCCAGCAACGGTGGAGCACCATCAGATCGTCTTTGCTGCTCACATCGCGCAGAGCATCAGAAAAGAAAGGCCCGCCGAGGTTGCGCCAGAAGGTGGACTTCCCGCAGCCCTGAGCACCCATCAGCACGGTGGCGGCGTCATGCTTAGCGCCTGGCTCATAAATCCGGCGCACTGCTGCGATCAGGGTGCAGCGGAGCATCTCGTCATAGATGGTTCCGGGTTGGTCAGCTGGCCGCAGATATTTGCTGGCGATGTGGTCGATTGATACGGGCTCGACTCGTTCGGCTACATCGTCGAGATAGGCGCGGACCGGATCGAATTGATTTTCCCGGGCGATGTAAACGAGTGAGTCAGCGGCCAGTTCTTTGGAGACCTTGACGCCTTGCGCTGCGAGTTGGAGGTAGTAGTGCTCCAGGTTCTTCTCAGGGCGCCCGTCGATCTCAACGTTCTGGGTGAAGATGTTGTATCTGAGTCGATCACCGAGTTGTTGTTTGAGCATTCGCAGAAGCTCATCAGGCTCAAGCTTGAGCATCTGCGAAGCGGATGATTTCTCGGCCTTCAGGACTCTTTGATCATTTGGCCCTAGTGCTGCCTTGAGTGCGCTGATTGCAGCCTTGCGTGGGTGGACACCACCGGCCATGTGGTGCAGGGTGCCGAGGCCGACGCCACCTGCATCGGATTTGAATGTCTGCCATTTCAGCTCACATTCGCCGGGTTTGAACTTGCCGGATGCTGAGGACCATTGCACCCAATCAGCGAGAAGGGCGTCATCACCGACTGAGTGGAGGGCCATGCCGACCTTCAGCCATTCCTCATAGTCTTCCGCTGCTGATGCGGGGATGTTGTCGAGGTAGGCGCGGGCGCGCTCGGTTTCGTCGATGTCTGAGGGTGTGTGGAGTAGCGGCGCGGGAGTGTTGCGCAGCATCTCCTGGATCAGGACGGATGGCGCATCAGCAATGGGCAGATCACCGGGTGCGCGATTCGGCAACCACTTGTAGGCGCCGGTGAGGGGGTGCTTGCCGATGACGACGGACTGACAGCCAGCCCAGCGAAGTTCGAGCTGTTCGCCCTTGGTGGTGCTGCGGAGCTTGGTGGTGCGGATCTGTTCCCAGTACGGTTCCGGGACGCAGTAGATGATCTGTAGGCGGCCATCACGGCCTGAGGTGACAGCCCATGACTTAGGGAGTTCTGAGAGGCGAGTGCCGAGGGTTTCGAGCACCTGCGAGGCACCGAGGCCATCGTGATCGACGAATAGCAGGCCACCGGATGCAGGGCCAGCAATGACTCCAACAGCTACGGCACGGCCAGATTCAAGCTCAGCGGAGATCTGTTGTTTGTTTAGCGGCCGCTTTTGCCATTCGGGCATGTATGGGCGCTTGTCATTGCCTACAGCGACCAGAGCCCAGTCGTCGGGGATGTCTTCAAGCTGGTCGATGATGGCCTGAGGCATGGCGAGGGGTGAGCAAGGCCCGCGCATGATGCCCTGCCTTTCCCAGCTTGCCCACCTATCTCAGGATTTCTTCTGCGTCTCGGGTTGAGCGAACAACGCCGGCAATGCCTCCCAGCTTGCGGATCATGTCCATCCAGTTGCGCTGCTGTGGCGTGAGCCGTCCGGTGGGTGTCTTGACTTCTAGGGAGGTGAAGATGCCAACGGTCTGGCCGACCATCTCGGGGGTGATGGTGACTGATTTGATGCCGATCAGATCAGCAGAGCCTTTGGCAAGGCCAAAGCGTATGGGCCGGCCTGTGCGGGGATCTGGGAGTGATCCGGTGTTGTTACGGAAGAGGCGTACGTCATCGCGTACACCAACAGCGAGTCTTATGCGTTGCTGTATTTCTGTTTCGCTGTTCGCCATTGAGGCGTTACTAATTGAACAGAATGTATCGGCTCAATGGACAAACAGACGCGAGAGAATTGGGAGCGTGTGAAAAAGGCGTTAGAGGAAAACGGGCTGACGGATTGCATGTATTACAGACGCGCGGTTGCGTTGCTGGCTGGCAAGCCTGACCCAATGCCGTGACTGGTGGCATGATCGGCCAAAACAAGATCTGATGGATCGTTTCCGGGTTGATTTGATTGCTGCAACGCCAAACCCTCAGCAATGCGTTTATGCGGCGATGCATCAGGATTATTCAGAGGGGTTTGTTGCTGCTGATCGGGCGAGCTGGCCGGATGAACAACGGGCTGGAGAGATCTGCGTCAAACGTCTGCTGTCGGGAGAGCGCGGCCACTACGGGCCATTGGAGCACGCGCAGATTGTGCTCAATGTCGGGTGGTTCCCCCATTCAGTGATGCAGCAAGCGCGAACGCATCGAGTCGGTGTGAGCTTCGATGTTCAGTCGATGCGATACACGGGCGAGCGGATTTGTCAGGCGGCTGATGGTGCGTTGGACATTGAGGAGGTTTTTTATCTGCGGCCGGTGGGTGATTACAAGGACCGGCAGGGCAAGCGATATAGATATAGCGAGCAACAGCGGGCGAAGGATCTGGAGCTGTGTGTTGATGCTGCGGGTCGGTATCGAGACTTGTTGCGTCAGGGATTTGCGGAGGAACATGCGCGGGGGATTCTGCCGTTTGACTATCGCCAGCATTTTGTCGTCAGTTTCAGCCTGCGGGCGTTTTTGCACTTCATGGATCTAAGGGCGAAGCTTGACGCGCAGCTAGAGATCCGAGAGCTGTGTGAGCTGATGTGGCCGCATCTAGTGGAGTGGGCACCGCAGTTTGCGGGTTGGTATGAGAAGACCCGGCTTCACCGGGCCAGGCTGGCGCCTTAGTCCTCCTTAGTCCACAGTCGGCCTAGATCCAAACAGATAGCCCCACGCGTTGGCGATCAGCCAGAAATCGGGCTGAACGTGGGTCGGTGCCACCAGCCAGGCGTCTTGCACGTTGTGGACACAGCAGGGCGCCCCTGAGACCTCAGTTGCAAAGCTGGCGAAGTTCTCGGCCGCTTCCCGGTTGTTGAATCGGGGCATCATCAGCATGACTAAAAACCGCCCCAAGGATCACCAAGGACGGCGCTAGGTGAAAGTGCTTAGAAGCACAGTGTCTGGGAATGATTGCGGACTAGGGCCGACTCACGCATCCGCACCCCTCACACCCTGTCCGCTGAGGGTGACTTGTCCTTCGCCCGTTTCAGGGTGAAGAGCCCAAAGCCTAGCCATATCGCCTGCCCTTGCGACTTTCCATCATTCTGTAAGCCCATCCGGGCTTGTAGCCGCGTTGTTTGGCGACTTCTAGCAGCTGCTCCAGTGTTCGGGCTTGGCCAACTTCACGGCGGTTGACGCGGCGTTGCGCCTCTTCCCGGCGCAGCTCTTGCAGCTCCCCGGGCAGGTTCTGAATCCCGCCCTCTTGTCTGATGAATTGATGCCCGCAACTGGGGCAGACTGGGGATGGTTTGAAAGCTGCGAAGCACTCCGGACATTCGCGCACAGCTGGCGCAGCGGGTCCGCCTTTGCTTCCGCGCTTCAACCGATCATTCAACGTCCACTCTCGTTTTTCATCAGGGAATCCGTGCTGCCTGATGTTTCCGACGTGATCCAGGACGATCGCATGAGATTTACCAGACCATGGCCTCAACACCCTCCCAACTTGTTGGAGATATAAAGCCTCTGATTTGGTTGGCCTCAACAGCAAAGCGGCGCCAGCTGCTGGGCAGTCAAACCCTTCAGAGACAACATCAACAGTCACTAGGACTTGAACCCTGCCATCAGCGAAATCTTGAACCGTTGACGCGCGGTCAGGCTTTGGAGTGGATCCGAACAATGTCTGAGCATTGATGCCATTGGCCCGGAGATCACGCGCGACAATTTCCGCGTGATAGACATTGCAGCAGAAAGCAATGGCTGGGACGCCATCGGCGTGGCGTTTGTAGTGGGCCACAACGTCCCCGATGATGGCCTTGTCAGACATTGCTTCACCGGCCTGCTCTGCCACGTAATCGCCCGCGCGGGTTTTGAGTTTGCTGAGGTCGATTCGTGCTGGTGGCGCCCAGAGCTTGGCTGGCGATAGGTGGCCAGCTGCTGTCAGCTCAGCAACCGATGGCCCTGTGATGAGGGTGTCGAAAACGTGCTTAAGGCCCTTACCGTCGAGCCGACATGGCGTGGCCGTGACGCCAATAAGTCGAGCATCTGACCAATAACTGAGCACCTTTCCCCATGTGTTGGTTCTGGTGCAGTGGTGGGCTTCGTCGATAATGATCAGCTGCGGGGTAAAGGGTTGCAGCTTGAGGCGACGGGCAAGGGTTTGAACCGATGCCACCTGCACATCAGCAATGCGGGGTTTGTATCCGGCGCAAATGATGCCGTGATCGACGCCAATGCGTGTGAGCTTGTCTGAGGCTTGATCGACCAGCTCGCGGCGATGGACAAGGATGAGGACGCTGTTGCCTTTGCTGGTGGCAAGCCTGCAGGCTTCGGAGAAGATGACCGTCTTGCCGCCGCCAGTGGGGAGCTGTAGCAGCACTGAACGGCTACCAGCGCGGAAGGCTTCGCGGATGTCGTTGATTGCTTGCTGTTGATAGTCGCGGAGTTTCATGGGTTGCCGCTGATGGTCGGAGCCTATACGCTGTGATCGCCAATGACCAGTAAATGGAAAACGACGCTTACCACGCCCACCCGGCGATCAGCAAAAGCCATCTGGATCAGATCAATCGGAGCCCGCTGCACTATTGGGCGGCGTATCTGGACCCAAACCGTGAGGAACGCGAACCGACCGCCGCCATGGCGATTGGCTCCGCGACCCATACGCATGTCTTAGAGCTGGACCAATGGGATGCACGCTATGCGGTGGCACCTGTCGGGATTGATCGCCGGACGAAGGCAGGCAAAGCCGAATGGGAAACCTTTTGCACTGCTGCTGCAGGCCGAACCGTCATCAGCAAAACAGACGTGGATCAGGTCATGAGCATGGGCCGCGCTGTCTACGGCCATCGCGCAGCTGCTGCATTGCTTGGCGCTGACGGCAAGCCTGAGGCCACATACATGTGGACCGATAAGGCGACCGGGCTTCAGTGCAAATGCAGGCCGGACTACATGCTCGCGGACGGATCGACGATTGTGGATCTGAAAACGACTGAAGATGCAAGCCCGCGGGGATTCCGCAGCTCACTACTCAAATGGCGCTATTGGGTGCAGGCCGCTTGGTATCTGCACGGCGTTGAGCAGGCAACCGGCAAGCGTCCGGATCGGTTTGTGTTTGTAGCAGTGGAGAAAAAGCCGCCTTATGGCGTCGGCGTGTATTGCGCAGATGACGCCATGATTCAGCGCGGCATAGAACAGGCCCGGGAGGATTTAGAAAAGCTCGCGGAGTGCAAAGCTGCGGACCATTGGCCCAGCTATAGCGACGACGTGGAGCCGATCAGCCTGCCGGGCTGGATGACGGGCGAGACAATCACGCCAGCAATGGCGCTAACCACTGAAATTGAGGGATTCTGATGACTGACTCAGCACTGACAACAACGACACGGCCCGGATCGATTTACTCCGGCGCTGATGCTTTTGACAATGCGCAACGGATTGCCAAGAGCTTGGCTAGCAGCTCATTGGTGCCGCAACAGTTCCAAGGGCAGCAGGGTTACGCCAATTGTTTGGTGGCGTTGGAGATTGCAGGCCGGATGAACCTCAGCCCGCTGCAGGTGATGCAGAACCTGCACATCATCCACGGGCGCCCCAGCTGGTCCAGCCAGTTCATCATTGCGCTGATCAACGGTTGCGGGCGGTTTAAGCCGCTGCAATACAAGGTCACGGGCAAGGGTGACGACCTGGCCTGTAAATGCGTTGCCAAGGAGATCAGCACGGGCGCAGAGCTTGAGGGTCCGACCGTGACCATGGCGATGGCTAAGGCCGAGGGATGGGCCACAAAGGGTGGCAGCAAGTGGCGGACGATGCCGGACCTGATGATTCGTTATCGGGCTGCGTCGATGTGGGGCCGGCTCTACATTCCTGATCTACTGGTGGGCATCAGCTACAGCCAGGAAGAAGTGATGGACATTGAGCCGATAACCGTTGAGGATGCGCCCACTGCTGAACCCGAAACCCCGACGGTGAAAGTTGATGAAATCTTCTGAGTTTTTGACGACGGAACAGCTGGCGCAGCGGTGGCAAATGGGCGAATCAACCCTGAACCATTGGCGGCGAGCTGACTGCGGGCCGAACTTCACAAGGATCGGCAACCGCGTGCTCTACAGGCTGGCCGATGTGGAGCAATACGAACAGGCCAACACCACCATTCTCGGAGACTCATGAGCTTCAAACTGAACTTTGCGATTTTCAAAAACGAAAAGCCAGAATCCAAGCTGGATTACAACGGCGTTCTGAATTTGAAAGTCGATGATCTCGATGCCCTGTGCAAGTGGGCAATGAGCCAAGAGGTGAACCAATACGGGACGGTCGAGCTGCGTATTGCAGGTTGGAAGAAAACCAGCAAGGCTGGGCGGCCGTATATCAGCGCATTGGCTGAGCCACCTGAGCCGACTGTGGACCAGGCCGCTCAATCGTTGGCGTCTTCGATGGACGGTGAGTTGATCTGATCAGCTTCAAGCCTGGCGATCTCCATGACTGCCAGGTTCAGCATGTGTTGGAGTTTGTAGGCGTGGCGGATCATCATGCTGGCAATCTCGCCAGAGCATGGGTGATCCGCTGCCCTGCGAGCTTCCTGCTCGATCTCAATTTCAGTCTCTAGTGGGATTGGTTTAAAAAGCCAGTCCATGTGATAAAGGGGCGAACTTGCTTAAGTGTGCCCATGGATCACGTTCTTTTGCTCACGTCAGGTTTGACAGCGTTTTTGATCTGCGGCGTGATTATCGGACTGAGTGTGACGCATCCCAAAGTGTGACAGCTGTTGACACTCTCCGTCAGCGTGGGTCATACTTGGATCAGTTCAGAGATCACCCATGACCAGCCATGGCTCCCCGTCGCTTTGATTGCGCGTTTCAAGTGCAAGCCCTCCGCGCTGACGGTTGGCACGTCATCAGTCGCCATCGCACTGAAGACGCTGCACTTCGGAACAGAAAAAAGCTTTCACGCTGTCAGCCAAACGATCGCCACCTATGGCGCGTTGTTTCCATCACTCAACCCGATTTCATCCATGACTACGAATGAGCAATGGGTCAGCGCCTCAAAGGCTGCTGAGCATCTCAGCGTCAGCACCAGAACGCTCAAACGCTGGCGTGATGCTGGCAAGTTGATTCCTGGCATTCACTACCGCCGCAAAGGTGCCGGGATGTTTGCTCACTGCGTTTACAACCTGCCCACACTTGGCCAACGCATGGACCAATGGGCTGCCGAATCCTTCGACCAACAATGAAAAACTTTCTCCTCTCCTCTTGCTTCGCTGTTGTCTTTGGCGCTGCCGCCTGGCACAGCTTGACAACCACACTCGATCAGATGACCGCCAGGGACTGCCAGGCCGGTGTCGTCAAAGCTTGCGAGGCGTTGCAATGACCCGCTTCTACTTCCGCATTCCCGACGCCCACGTTCTAGAGACTGTTGAGGCCGACAGCCTGCAACAGGCGAAAGCCAAGGCATTCGACGAATGGGCCAGCCTCTGGAACCGGATCGAATGGGTCGAACCCAAAACTCACAAAGACGTGAACCTGCCCAATGTTTGACAAGCTGCAACCAAACCGCGTGGGTGCTTTCACTTGGCGCGACGACGACCCGGAAAGCTCCATTGGTGATGGCCTCAGCCGCCCAAAGGCTGGGGTCCGCTCAAAAATCTATGACCTCAAAATCGAGTTTGAAAATGCCGGCCCGATGAAGGTCAAGCTGCGAGCCGAAACCAAAACGCTCGCTGTGAAGTATGCAAAGGCCAGGTGGCCGCAATCAAAGGTGACGCTCTGTGACTGATGCAAGAGATCGCCTTCTCTCGCTGTTGAGCGAGTCGTCAGCGTATGGCACTGGCGTGGCTGTCGAACGTGACAGGCTGAGAAATCTGATCTGCGCCAGAATGGCGGAGCTTGGCGGGACTCCTGCAACTAGAGCCCGTCAAGACGAATTGAAACACCTGCTGCAAAGGCTGAACGATGCGACTAGTTGATCTTGACCAGCGCCGCACTGAGTTTATGGAGGAGCTGTATCAACGCAGTGGCCGGACTAATGGTCTGTTCACCGGGCTGTGGGCGGAATACTGCCAAAAGATTGGCGAGAAAGTCCGCGACTCAGACACCTTGCAACAGATTTTGAATGACTGAGCAAGTCGATCATCCGGCGCACTATGCCGGCGAAATTGAATGCATTGACGCCATCCAAGCGGCTTTAAGCCCCGAGGAGTTCGCTGGATTCTGCAAGGGCAACGCCCTGAAGTATGTCTGGCGAGAACGTGACCCACGCAAAGGTGGCGCTGTAGCTCTAAGGAAGGCAGGCTGGTACTTAGATCGGCTGGCTGCCATTAAAGGCTGATGTTTTCTCTATTCGCTGGCCGCCTAAAGATCAGATATGAGCTCATTGAGCACCAGTGGCTGGCGGATGTAATCGTCGGACCAAAGAAGCACCAATCAGCAACTTTTGAACTAAAAACCCAAGATTTTGCCGCGGCCAAAGAAGCGGCAATGGAGGTTTACAAGCGCTTTAAGGCTGAGCAGCAAGGCGATGCGCTGACGTGTTGGAATTGTCAGCAATATGACGCGAAAGCCAAACGTTGCCAGGTTGGTGTGCCTGAGTGCCGCAATACTGGGGGCAGATTCGCGGTGAGTTGTGCCTTGTATTTGCGAGTTAAAGACGGAACAACTGGGCTCTGATTTATGGCGAGTTTGTAGGCCGTCAGATGATATTTGCGTTGAGTGCCGCTCTGAATTTAAAGCCCGCGAAATTGCGCATTTTTTTTATTGCTCTAACCAGTGGTCAATCCAACGCTCACGGCATTCTGACCAGTAAGGGCGAGACTTAAACCATTCGCGCCATTCCCTGCCTGACTTATGCGAATTGCAGGAAAAACAACAGGCCACTAGGTTGTTTTTGACTGTCAGCCCTCCTGCATGTCTTGGAATTACATGATCAAGAGTCGCGTCTCTTTCTCCAAGCATTGCGCCACAGTATGCGCAGCAATAGCCCCACTGAAGGAAGATTTGATCCCTAAACCTAAGCTTAAGTTGACGCTTTGGAATTAGGATCGTCTCGTCGATCTGATGATGATCCAAAACAAGACTCAGGCAATGCGAACGTTTGCACCTCAAGATCTAATAATTGATCTTCAGATGCCACAAATTCAGCAATTTGCGCGTATATATCAGCAGGCAATTCTTCTGGCTCAGCGGAAGAATTGAGGATTAGCTTTGCGCTAATTTCTACAAGAAAAGGCCGCATTAAGATGTGCCTGCTGCCCTAATTTTAGCGAATGATGACCGACCAGACCCCTCTAGATGTTTTTCCTACAGATGATGACATGTTGAAGGTTTGTTTAACAATTCACGGGATGATCGCCTGTTGCTATGTCAGCTCATATCACCTCGTCGAATGCAAACGAAAGCAACTGAAGAACACCATTTTGCGGGAAGCCGTGCAAACATACCAAGCATCTGTCATCCTTAGCGACTTTTGACACGCCAATTCACAGCTGGCCCATTTAAGACTCACCGTGCAGCCGAGAAATGGGCTGAGTCTCGCGGTTATGACAACTTCGATCTGGAGGAGGCTGGCGCCAAATATGTTCTCAGGATTTACTCAGACCGCGAACCGCTTACCCAGCGCTCGGCATGACGTGAGCGTGGCCGTTGTATCTGCCCGTACGGGAATAGTCGATGGCCGGCGGCTGCATCTTGAAAAACACCATTTGACCAATGCGCAAGCCCGGATAAATGGGCAGCGGATGATGCTGGCGAAGATTTTTCAACTCCATGGTTAGGCGGCTGTTGTTCCAGCCGGGATCAGCCCAGCCGGCCTCAGCGTGATCCCACCCATCCCGCGCACGCGATGATTTAAGGACAAATTGCGCCGCGATGGTTGTGGGAAGGTTGAATTGCTCCTCCGTCTCAGTCAGCAAAAACTCCCCAGGCATCACCATCCAAGGATCTTCTTCTGTCTTGTTGCTGATGTCGATCCTATGCAGCTCCGGGCTTTCGGGCGTCTCGACCATGATTTGAGTCCCGATCACCACATCAAGACTTGCTGGATTTAAAAGATGGCTCCTGAACGGCCAAACCATCTGGTCCTGTTCGCAATGGGCGCGGATCTGCCAATCAGCCAGAACTGACATGAAAACGAATCAAGCGGTGATGTATTGGCAGGCTAGTTGATGGTATCTGATCCGATCATCAATTCCGTTGTATCCACCATTAAGCACCCGCGTGGCCTCATGGATATTTCCACGATCACAGATGGCAGCCCAGTTATTTTCCTCAATCCAGCAAATAGCTGACAAAAACGGGTAACGGTTTGCCACATAGTCGCAGCCAATGCTCATCACTTTGGGATCCCTCATCCCCTTCCGAATCAGCCAATCACTAAAACGCTGGTAGTTGTAACGGCCGGTAAGCATTATCGCGCCGGCACCTTTGTACTTTGGCCCATCATTAGGGCCATTCCCCAGGTCGCTGCGGTTGTTGTAGGCCGTGCCATCTGCCAGTTCTTTCATCCAGCGGAAGCCGCCAGTTTCGTGGCATGTCTGCGCCAACAGCATGATCCGCTGATTCACGCTGGTCATATTGGCAGCCCTGACCAACTGATTCAGATCATCCATGAAGGCGTCATCAAAAAGCGCCTCATTGTGTCCCGAAACCTTAGAGACTTGGTATCTCGTGATTAGCCAGTCTTCACCTTTAGGCGGAACAGCTGACGCCCAGGTTCTGTACCAGTCTTGATCACGATCGAAACAATCAGGGCAAAAATGCTTGATTTGTTGCTCCAATTCCCCCAAAGCTGCCTGCTGATGGGGCAATGCCTTGTAATACCGGAAAAGGTCAATCAGTCGGATCGGTTTCATGCTCATCTGACCAGTGATAACAAATGCTCAGAGGTGGACCCAATCCAGTTGCATCATCACCAGAATGATGCGTGATGATTGTGCGGGGTTTATCCCCAGGCTGTGCCGCGTGCCAATCCTCAATCTCAGCATCGAGACGAGGTTTTAAGGTGGCTCGAAATTTGTAATCCTGCGCGGCTTTCTTGACGTGATCGGTCCAGTGCTTATCGCCAAACCGAAAAAGCCATTTCCCGTCTTCAGGGATACCGCTTATTTCTTTGGGAAAAGGCGGGTCAGCACTTCCAACACAACTTGGATGATGCTGTTGCTGCGCAGCGGAGAGAGAGCAATGATTTCAGACGCTGCGGCTAAGCCAACGGCAATCATCGCGGCAGTGGTGGGGTCCATGTGTAAAAAACACTGATGGATTCAGTTTAATGGTGCTGTTCTAAAGCTCGCAACCGCTTCTCGTGATCGTCCAAGCGTTCTTTGTGGTCTGACCGCAAGGCCGTAATCTGCTCTAAAACCAGTGTGATGCGAGCATCCATCACACTGGATCGTTTATCCAGTCGCCACAGCGCACCAGTTGCAGAGGCAATGATGACTGTTGCAACGCCGGAGAACACATCCACGGCAGGGTCTCCGGATTTCTCATTCTATTTTAAGCGGTCTCAATGCTGATCGATTCAAGCAATGCTGCCGCTAGTGGTGCCACTATCAAAACTTAAGGTGTCGTTGCCTGCATCACCCAAGATTGTGTCGTCTGTGGCGATTGGTTTAGGCTCGAACGGACCACGCGGCCAGGGGAACATTCCGCCAAAATCGCTGGTGATCACGGTAGCCAGTTCATCAGTATCAGCAGTGCCGTTAATCATCACCTCACGGTTGTCTGATTGTGTGCGGACAGCAACGCGATAATCCAACACTTCCTGCGGAATTGCTTTGCCGGTTTCGGCTTGGCGCACAACGTACCAATCGAATTGGTTCAGTAGTGAAGCTGCGATTTCTTTGGTCTTGCTAATCCAAAGCTCTTGCAGTTGTGCGTGATCTTTAGGGTTATCGACGCCCCAGTAAAAACGCTGGTCATAAACCTCAGCGGCTGGTGTCGTGACTTCGACGAGGCCGACAGCTTGCTTCTCAGCCAAGCTCGTCAGGCGTAACCAGTTAGCTGGATATTGAACGCCTGTGTCAGGGTGAGTCCAAGCGCGATCGTATTTAATTGTCTGGCCGCTGACAGTGAACATGACCGTGGTGGCGATGGTTAAAGATTACCGCGCACGGGCGGTTTTGAAGGGTGGATTCTCTAGATATGCTACGGCTTTCTGTAGTCCAGCCAAATTATCCCCAAGATGTCCCAATCCTGTATTGCAGCCTGAACACAGCAAGCCTCGCACTTGATTTGTCACATGGCAGTGATCAACGTTAATTTTACTTCTGTCTTCTCCTAATTTTTTTTCGCAAATAGCGCATTTGTTTTCTTGGTGCTCAAGCAAGGTTTCAAGATCTTTCTTTGATATTCCATAAAGATGCTGCAGTATCCGTTCTTCTTTCTCAAGGCCGCTCCAGTTTGATGACCGATACTTAGGACACTCCTTTGCGCGAATTTTTTGCTTTAGATGCTTGGCATTGCGCAAATGCTTGCCGTTGCACAGCTTGCAAACACATTCGTATAACAAGCCTTCGTTAGACTCTTTCTTTTCTGTTACCCCGATGACTTTATACAGATTATCTTCATAACCCAAGTATCCAGGTGGATTTCCAATCGTGATTCCAGGTCTTCTGTTTGTCATCATCTTGCGCGAGAATACTTAAAGGGGTGTGAGGCGAAGGCGGCGTAGATGTAGGTGCCAGTAGAAGTATTTATTCGAGTATTACTAGCACGGATTTTGAAACCATTGCTTGTAAAATCAAGAGCATCTGTATTGGTTTCAGCGTAACTATAGTTGGGGTACAGGGTTGCATCAATGACATTGTATGTATCTCGTTCTGAGTCGTAAATTAACCAGTCAGTACCTGAAGTACTTGAGTATTTGATGATTACAAGTTTTGGCCTAAACCCGGTATAAACAAACGGACCATCTGTGCTGCCATTGCCGGTGTAGCTGCCAAAAGAAGAGTACCCGTCTACTGGGGCGAAGCAGTAGGCGACGTGCGTTTCCGTGTTACCATTTACCCCGTTAGCGGTGCCCACCGTGAATACTGAGGATGTTGGCGCAGTATCGTTCCATACGGTGTTCAAATCCGCAGCCGCCGCAGTCGAATTCAATGTCAAATAATCAGTCCACGGATCACTGGCAATTCCTTGATGCCCAACTGTCCAGTTCCTTGCCGCATTGCGAGTTTTAAGAAGAATCATTTGTGGCGCTACGCCTAGCCCGTGCCCCACCGTTGCGCCAGCGGAACCATTCCCCGTATAAGTAACAATCGAGAACCCCGCACTAGCATTAGCCCTCACCTGAGAAGTGATGCTGCCATCTGTGTTGCTGACCGTTGACGATCCACCGTCCCAGGTCCAGGCGACGTATGTCCTATTGAGGAAGTTAATGTTTTCATCGCTAGTGCTGCCAGACGTTACAGTGAATCCCGCTGAGTCAAAAGAACTGATTTGACCATAAGTTTCTGAACCTTCTGCCGCAGTGGTGTGAGAAGCCAAAACTGTATTGCCAGCACCACGCACAATGTCTTGCAAAACATGACCTGCTGCAGCATTTCGACCCTTGACCCATACAAAATCAGGAGCAAAGTTTAAACCTGTTATGGCTCTTCCATTTATACCGTTACCCGTATAGAGCGTCGCATCCATCGCCGTCGAACCATCGGCAATCGTTGGGTTTGTTAAATTCGTTGTGCAAAGTGCTTTGAAGCCGCTTGGTGCGGTGTACGCAAATGCGCGTTGGCCGAAGTTAAAATCAAGTTGATTGCCTGTTGTATATTCGTAGCCACCAAAGTAATAAGTGTCTGCAGGCCAAGTACTATAAACAGAACTGCCAGAGTTCAGGTATGTTCCGTTGATATGAACGTAGCATTCTCCATTGTCAAGATCTAAAGCAATACCAATGATATCCCCAGCAGATATTGACCCCGCCTCACTGTATGGGTTAGACGCACCTTTGTTGACATAAATCCTATAGTTTGAAGCATAATCAGTGACAAACAAATACGCATTACCATAAGAACCAGCGCCTGTATTCAAATCGGTATCGTCACCGTTCCAGATTCCAGGAGCTGATGAAGTGGAGCTTGAATAAGCCGTCATGGTGCATTCCATGTACCATTTGCCACTGGACATTCCGATAGTGCTTCTTACTCCTTTAAAAGCACTACCACTCCCTGTGATCGTTAAATTGCCGTTTGAAAGCGTAGTGGCATTATCCAGCGGATTCAGCGTGCAATAATTCCCCACCACCTCATTACCAGCACCAGTGTCTGTCTGCGTGCCATTAGTGGGGGAGTCTACGAGGCTGTCGTTGCTTGCACCAGCAGTGACGCTGATGTTATTAACGGTCCAGGTGTTGCTATTGCCACTAGTGTCCGTCCCTAGTGCGGCGGCGGTGCTGTTATCGCTGAAGGGTAAATGGAAACCATTGGTGCCATACGTTCCAGAATATTCTTTCGGCTGCCAAACATTGTTATCGTCGTATTCACCGAAGTCAGTCGGCGCAAGTGCTTGACCGTCGATGAAGTGGATGTCGGCTAGGTAGCCGTCGAAATATGTATTAGTAAACATCCTGCCCAGGTAATGGGCAACACCAGACTGATTGATAAACGTATCAAAGTTCTGCGTTGGATAAGCAGTGCTACTAAAAGAAGAGATGCGAGATCCGTTCACATACAGACGCAACCTGTCTGTTGATGTGGCATTAGTTGTATCCGCGACGGCGACAATGTGATACCAAGCAGACGTGTCTCTAAATACCTGATCGGTAACAACTTGATAAGTGCCAGACTGCGCTTGAAAAATTAACTGGTCACTATTTTGGAAAAAAATTGTGGTCGCAGCACTGCCTGCTCCAGCGTTTCCAAAAAGCTCATCATAAGAACGAGAAAGACCGCTTCTCTTTACCCACCCACTCCACGTCCACGTATTCCTGTTGCCCGCCAATGAGGGAACTCTGGACAAGTAGGCACTGTCACTACTGTTGAACCGCAAGCTGCGTTCAATCTCGTAGCCCGCTACAGCACTGCCAGACGCGCCAGCAAGAACGTTAGAACCAATGACGCTCATGAGTATGCAGCAGTGAAAACAGCGTGAATAGAAGTGCCAGACCGCACGATGTAATCAATACGATCTACGGCATCTGCAGCAGTAGATAATGTTGGGGCGGTGCCGCCAGCGAAGTCCCAGCTCGATCCGTAAGTCAACAAACGCGATCCAGTCGCATCTTGAACAACAAAAATTGAGCCGCTTTGTCCTGCCGTCAGATTTGACGGGTTAGCCAACGTGCATGACGCCGTGTTAGCCAGCGTCAGCGCAAAGTTGTTTGCAGTGTCAAAATCCAGCGTTTTGCTCGTGTCACCTGACGCAACGCTGATGGCTGAAATGCTGCCACGCTGTGCAGCCGTAAAAGTCTGCGCCGTTTCAAGGCCAGGCTGTTCAATCAGCGAAGACCCTTCTTTGACGTAAAACTTGTTTTCATCTGTTGCATAGCAAACCTCACCCTCTTGCAGGTCAGAAATGCTGGTGTTGAGATCGCTGTAGGTGCCGCGAGCAACACGGACTGGCGTTCTAGTTGATGGTGTTGGCATTAGGTGAACGAGCCTCCGTCAATGGCACCCGAGCTAGTGGCAAGTGAACTGCCATTAGCGAAGTTTCCTCCGTCCACAATAACTACGGCATCAACCCAAGCCACCAAACCTGATGCACCACCACTAGAAAGAAGTTGGCCGGTGGTCCCATAATTTGCGCCTGCGATGCCGATCTGTCCGGCTGGGCCAACTCTTATGCGTTCGACGCCTTCAGTCGTGACCTTAAAATGACCATCTGAGCCTGTATCAACAACCTCGGCCTCAGTGTTGCCTTCACTGATTTTGTCGCCAGAAATAGCCGACCCAGAAGATGCGGCTGTGATCCGACCCTGTGCATCAACAGTGATGCTGCTTAGCGTGTAACTACCAGGGGTTACAGCAGTATCAGCAAGCTTTGCCGCTGTGACCGCATCATCAGCAATCTCAGCAGTGCTAATGGTCCCAGACGCAGCAGCCGTGATCCGACCCTGAGCATCAACGGTGATGTCTGCAGCGGTGTAGCTTCCGGCCGCAACTGCGGTGTTGTCAAGATCAATCGTGATCGTTCCGCTGCTAGTGATTGGCCCACCGGAAGATGTCAGGCCAGTACCGCCAGCGACATCAACACTTGTCAAAGTGCCGCCTGATCCTGTAGCGCTAATTTCGATGCTGCCGCTGCCGTTAGTGATTGAAACGCCAGAACCTGCCGTAAGGGTTGCTTTGCTCAGCGTGTTTCCGGTGGTGTTACCAATCAGCAGCTGGCCGTCTGTGTAGCTGGTCTGACCAGTGCCGCCTTTATCAACGGCAATCGTTGACGCTGACCAAGTGCCTGTGGCGATCGTGCCAACACTGGTCAAACTTGAACCAACAACACCGCTGCCAAGAGTGGTGGCATTCAAGACAGACGTGCCGGCAATTTGAAATTCTTTGCCGCTGGCTAAATCGACATGCTCGCTAAATGTCCATGAGTCGGTCGAATCGACCCAGTTGATGGTTTTGTCTGTTGTGCCTTTAAGGGTGATGCCACCACCATCAGCGGTTACATCAGTTGGCGTTGCAACACTGCCTAACTCAATGTTTTTATCGTCAACAGTCAGCGTTGTGCTGTTAATGGTTGTCGTTGTACCGTTGACCGTCAGATCACCAGCAATGGTGATATTCGTATCCAGTTTTGCTGAGGTGACAGCCCCATCAGTAATTTCACTTGTCCCAATCGCGCCGCTAGCCGCTGCAGTGATGCGACCCTGGGCATCAACCGTAATATCAGCAGCGGCATAAGACCCAGCGGTGACAGCGGTATCTGCCAACTTTGCGGCTGTAATCGCGTCGTCTGCAATATCAACAGTCGCTAGCGGATATGCGCTGACTTTTGTTCCTTCTACATACGCAAGCGAAGTCCAAGCCGTTGAGCCATCGCCAATCTTTAAATAGCCCGTGTCAGTCTCGTAGCCGATTTCTCCATTCAGCAGCGTCGGGTTGTTGCTTGTCCAATTCGCAGCGGTGTCGCGCCGCTGCTGCATCAATGAGGTGACTGTGATGCTCATGATGCTCCCGGGTTCAACAGGTACTCTCGCGCCACAGTTGTGGAGTCTCCTGCATCATAAATGTAATCTGCAGCTGCAGCATCTTCATCAGTTGAGCCAGGCGGCTCACTCGCAAGGTCTCCTTGCAAGATGCCGTGGCTTCGTAGCTGGACCTCAACAGCCCATCGCCCGATGATTCCGTCAGAGATAACAGGAGGGCTGGCATAACGCCATGCCGTGCTGAGCAAAGGAGCTGGCGGGGTTGCGTAACCAGACCAAACAGCAGAACTCAAAAAGAAAATATCAAACGTGCCGTTGCGGTCGATGTAGTGATCCTTGATCAGCTCAACGCTTGCCTCTGGCAAATTATTGAACGTAAGAGAAAGCGTCTGATCTTTCGTCCTGTTGCCACGACGAAAACCAACAAACGCGCCAGACGCTGCCACCCGTTCAACCACTGGCAAAACTCCAGGGCTGAACACACGAAGGCTTGGGGTGAGTGAAGGAAAGGTCATTAGATGATGACTGACTCAAGCGTCACTGTGATGCTGTATTTCAACGGCGAAGAAATGCCAACAGTTGGCGCTGCGGTGTAGCGCCATTCATAGTCTGCCGCTGGGATTGGCACCGTCGTGTAACCACTCCAAACGATTGACGGCAAAGCGAACGAAATCAAAAAACCTTGCTGCCCTTTGTAATGGTCAATGATTTGCTGAGCTTCTGATTCGCTTAAATATTCATAGCCAAGCGTCAAGACTTGACCAACCCTGTCGGTGCCATATTTAAAGCTCACAAAATCCCCTGACGTGCCTTCATAAGACTGCTGAGGGCAGTCACCTAAAGACACGGCCCGCGTTGTTGGCTCTAGCGAAGGGAAAGTAGCCATCAGGTCACAGTGTAACTACCGTTGATCACTTCATTGCTGATCTCAGCAACGTTTGAACCATTTAATGGAAAATGCATGGCAGCAATGGTTGTGATGCCGTCGGTTGAATGGGTGATTGATGTCACCTGATAATGATCGGTTTCTGTTCTGTCGTCACCAACTGAGTTCAACCGTGCACGTTGAACCTTAATGATGTCCGTCACAGCCAGGCTGCTAGTCAATAGAGGGGTGTCAAACGAAACTGTGTGAGTTGAATGCTTGCGCATTGCAAGCTGCAGCTTTGCAAAATTTTGCGCATGGCTATCAGTGACGCAAAAATCAGTCATGTCATATTGAATCAAGCGCACGTCGCTGCCGACGCCTGAAAATCTGATCACGGATGACTTTTGGAATCCAATACGATCCTTCCGTGATTCACGGAAAACAACTGAGATCTGTGCGTTTCTGCGTTCTTCTCCTTCCACATACTCTTTCTTAAATGTGCCGGGGATAATTTCTGAATCTGTAAACGTTGCGGTTGGAGTTAGAGCAGTCGTGTCAATTTCGTTTCCAGCCGTCAAAGGCACCAAGGGCTTCAAAGCGTATCGGCCATTTTCCGAAACAAAAGACAGGAAAAGGAACGCCGCCATCGTTGAGATGCAGC